ATCACGAGCGGTCAGGAAATCTATAACCGACAGATCGCCAGACAGGATGGCGTCTTCAGGGTGTTCTAGGTGGGTGTTTTTCATGCTCTTATTATAGCAGAAATTCACCGTGCAGGCACAGGGAGGTGGACAGTTTGCGAACTGGTTACCCAATAACAGTCTCCGTTTTAATTTTTGCTGCCTTATTCTCTGCTTGTGAAATGGGAGTAGCCCATGGTTCAATTGACATCTTCAAAGCAGATGCAAAAGGAGCACTTTCAAATTTAAATCTAACTCTAATAATCCTTTTAGTTCCTTTTTTTACGCCAAATGAATATCCAGTGTCTCCCCCAGCACTCTCATAAGAAAATTTTGCAGTATCATCCATTAACGCTTTAAACTTTTCATTCTCCTGTCCTGTGGGATTTTCCACTCTCGCAGTATTAGTTTGGTTATAGTTACCATAACCAGTAACTTTGACATACTTAGGAAGTCTATCAGTATCAAGAAGATCCTGAAGGATATAAAGCATTACTTCACCATCATCTTTACTTTTAAATCCATCAAGAAGAGCATCTCTACATTGAGAAAGATACTTATCCTTAATAGATTCAAGAGTTTGGTATGCTTCATCTTTTTTGGTAATTGCTTTTACAGCTGGTTTATCAAGCAACTTTTTCTTTTTTAGAGTCCCCAATTGATTGTGGACTTCATCAGCACCCTGCTCAATAATATCAGAGAAAAACGATTCACTCTTACCAATAAACTTCGCAATCTTTTTAACCCCAGGATTCTTGACTGGAGCATCACCACTTGTCTTTTTCAAAGCCTTCATGGAAATACCTAAGTAATTTCCAGAAATACTTTTTGTAAAATTTGATCTAGGGAATTTGACAAGAACGTCTGCTGGATTATCTTTACTTACTGCTTCCCAACGATCATCAATATCAGTGAAACTAAATCCAGACCTAGCGGTCCAATAAACTTCCGTTGGGTTTCCACCATACCCATGATTATGGGCATAATCTAAAACCGCTTTGGCCATTGCTTTTGCTTGACCAATGGCTCTTTGACGCTCTTGTTGTCCTTTGGTTGTCTTATTTAATTCATCTACTCTTTTATCATACTGAGTCTGTGCAGCAATACCTAGCTTACCTTTCCAACTTTGACCATTAAGAATATAAGCAAGATAAAGTTCATTAACATCTGAAAAAAGAGTATTGGCAGACATAATATTTCTAGTCTTTCAGACTATTTAGATAGTCCTTCTCATTATCATAGGCTTTTTTCTCTCCAGACCACAGTTGATACCCTTCAACCACATCAGGTATCAACCATTGATCCACCCTATAGCAATACTTCCAGTTGACGGGTTGAATACAACCTACCACAACAACCTGAAAGAATGCTACAAGGTGATTAATTAGGGTTACCATGTGGCCAAGGGTTACTAAAATCCATCGGTGGTTGTGGTTTAAACTCTGTTGGGAGTTTGACACCATTGGGATTATCAATTTGTTCTTGAGTGGGAACGATAATCCTGATAGGAGTTCCTTCCCGCTCAAACTCCTGATTCATTTTGATGTATGTTTCAGGAGTAATTTTCTCACTCATCGGTCATTAGCTGCTCGGTTCTCAGAGAAATAAGCATCGAAGGTTCCTGCAGGATATCGCTTGCTCAGTTTCTTGATGTTGATGTCCAGCACCTCATTCATGTCAATGTTCAGTGCCATACATGCCTGAGCAACATACCACATGACATCACCCAGTTCGATAATCATATGCTCACGATTATCTTCATTGTATTCCTTACCTTGGAACACAATCTTCTTCACGATTTCCAGGAATTCACCACCTTCAGCGTTGAGTCCAACACCAGCAGTCAGCAAACGATGAATCTCACAGTTGTTTGCTTCCAGTTCATCAAGGCGTGCTAGGAAAGTTTCACTAGACTTAGAGGGTTGACTCGTGACTTGATCTACGAATTCACAGTAGTTGTCAAAGTTTTGCATTTTATTCCTTAATGTAATTGTTTTCGATTAACCAAGCTTTGGTCATTGGTGTGGGTGGATACTCCTCCCACATATTACCACGAACACAGGCATCTAGTGCATCCTGTGTCATATTTGCTGTATGTCCAGCCCAGTATGCTTCTGCTTCCCAAGGGACAGCATGGTTTGCATATGTCCTTTCTACCAGATTTCTCCACATTTTTGGCACATCTTCTTCTGGATGAATGATTGCCATCAAAGTATTCTTATTTGTGCCTGCCATACAATCTTGTGCAGCGTGCCAACCTTCATGACGCATCACAGACATCAGAGTGTGTGGCTTATGCATGTAAGTTTCATTCAAATAAAAATGATTGCTTACTGTGTGATAAACACCACGATGCATTCGAGGGAAATACTTCTTATGTGCGATGTGAACCTTGGTTCCCATCTTATTCAAGGTGGTTACTAGGCGATTAAATTCTTTTTCAACCGCAGCACTATAGGGATAATCACCACCATAATACTCGATAACATCATCCATTGTCTTGACTTCTACTACTCCGTCATTGCATTCACGAAGAAGCATACAACCCATGGCATCCATGGTGTACCAACCCTTGACTTTACTTTCATCTGCTCTCACTGGAGCAATGGCAGATCCAAAGATCAGGCCTGCCAAGATAACATTAAACAGTTTCATTAAATTATTGCGAGGTATTTAAGAGAACATTACCAGATATTGAAATCCTATCCTCTTCGCAGTTAAAGAATGGATAAACTGCGTGTGACATTGTTGATGGAAAGAACAACATTGTTCCTTCGTATGTAGAATCTAACCTATAACCCCATTCTTCTGTTCCACCTTGAGTATTCAAATAATAAAAAACAAAAGATGAAATCTTTGGATCGTTAGAATTTGCAGCCATTGGTAGTTTGTTTTGCTCTTCCCAATCAGTGGGAATCTTCATCCAGATGACAAAACTATAGACTCCTGTGTGACCATGTGATGGGTTAAACTCACCTTGTTTTTGATAGTTAACCCACATTGATGGAAGCATGTAACCATGCCTTCCCGAAGAAGGCACTCTTTTACCCAATCCACCGAACTCATCTTCATACAAATAGATTAGTTCGCTAAGAGTATTATCCCAAAACCAACCATCTTTGTCAAGTACAAGCTTAGATTCGTGAATATTTCCGACTAGTTTGTGCTTGACTGATAATTCTGCATCATTTACACAAGTCCAAAGGTGCTTCATCTCTTCAGCACTCAACTTTTTTTCAAGCCATCCAAAGTTTGGAGGTCTGATTGCTTTGATGTTCATGAGAAATTAAGACTAGCAAACTTAGATTTCGTATCGGTCAATGTAGATGTAATTTCATCACCCGAATCTATAAGTTCACCACCCTCAGACTGATCACAATCATACAGACGCATCTTCGCTCTGTCAACTCCCACTGTAAATCTCTTATAAACGTTCAAATCATTGTATCTATTCTTCAATTGCTTCACCATGATTTGTCCAAGGGATTCCAACTCTTCAGTAGAAATAAGGGCGAACATAAGATCAGCAGTAGCAGGGAGACCAAAGGACTCAGAAGTGTCAGTGATGTCAACATCGCTGCTAGAATAACCAGAACGAGTGGTCTGCGTGGCAGAAACGATAGGGACGTTTGCTTCGACAGCCAACCCTCTAAGCTCCTCAGCAATTGCTTTAATATAGCTATATGAATTGACATTACCCATCTTGCTATACCTGCTGGAAGCACATATATTAAGGTAATCAATGAAAATAATACTAGGTCGAAATGATTTCTTAAGAGCGAGTTCATTAAGGAGAGCACGGAAGTGACCGACATGCGCTGATGCTGTGGGATACTCTTTAATAATTAGGTGACCACGAGTTTTCTGTGTCAGTTTGTCAATCTTTTTCTCAAAGATTTGTTGTGGAATCTCAACAATGTCTTGAATGTTTACGTCCAGGAGGTTTGCGTCAATACGTTCAGCAATTTTCTCCTCTGCCATCTCCATTGTAATGTAAAGCACATCATATCCGTCCACGAGACAGGCGCTAGCCATATGGCACATGAACAAAGACTTACCGACACCTGTCCCAGCAAGAGCGACATTAAGAGTCTTGTTAGGAAGACCACCTTTTGTAATTTTATTAAAATAACCAAGGTCAAACGGGATGCGATCTTCCTTACGATGGTAAGATTCAAATCGTTCCGCATAATCTTCTAAGTAATCGTGTCCAATGTGGTTGTCAAATGATACAG